TTATTTCCCCAATAAGATATCAAAGAAACCTCTTTTTTTATCGAGAATATCGGTAGGGAATAAGAAATAATACTCCCCTTTTCTGAATTTATCAGGTTTAAACTCCCCCCCTGCTTTTTGACCTAACGGTGTCAGAAGAAAACCAGAATCCCCCTTAGTTAAATAGCCGAGATCTAATAAGCGGGAATATACATCTTTGTGTTTTAAATTATATTTTGAGGATAGGCCTGAAATAGTTAATTTTTGCGGTAGGGGCTTGTTTGGAACTTCTAAAGTTTTCTCTGAGCTTGCTCTTAGTATGCGTTCAACCTCATATTTACAGTCATTAAAACAATCATGATCATCGTCACGATTTAATAGCACACCAAGCTCTAAGTTATTTATTTGACTGAAATCATAAAGGTTTAAACTTGAAATTATAGACATCGTTTCATTCATGTAGCATTTTGCATGAAGGTTATGACAAAACATTAAGTGAATATGTGGTAATTCTGTTAGCCAAATAAAAATATCTTTATTCAAGTCTTTTTTTCCGAAAACAATATGAAATGTTACTCCAGAGTTTGCTTTGTGCGCAATAAGTTCACGAAGTACGGATGAAATCTTTAAATATGGACTAATCAAATAAACTTCATTAATTGATGTATTAATTAAATGTTCTAGATAAAAATTAATTCCGGTTGTATTTAATACTTTCATAAAGCCCCCTTGCTTACAAAAAACAACAAAACATAATAAAAAAGCAAGAAAAAGAAAAGAAAGTAAAAGTTAAAAAAATAACAAAAACAAGCTTGCTATCATTCGTGCTTTGTTATGAGTTTTTGTACTGTGTATAATGTCAGAATAGGAAAGAGAATATTACGTTACATCCATCATTAAAGAGTATATAGCATCATTGCCCGCCGGAACGGCAGTTGCTCCCGTCCTCGCCCCTGCGGGCGGGGGCAACTGCCGTTCCGGCGGGCTATGATTCATATTGAACTTAAGATGGCGGATAACTAAGCATCGCTGTAAGTCATCATCAATTTCATCAACTAATCACATCAACACCTGTACGACTCACGTCTCGTGCCGTTCGTCTCGCTAACTGCCTGTTTAAAGGCGGTCTGGCAGGCGGCGCGTTGCGCTGTCTCCTGCTGCTCTGTAATCTCTCCCTGGCTTCGGCGGTCAGGCAGCTGCATCATATGAAACATCATCATGCCGCCTTACATGCCGCGTTGCGGCATCATTTGCCAACCCTGCGAGCCTGAAGCACCACAATTATATCCGTCCGGTTATTCTCGTCTGATTTGCCTGTAAAACCCGGCAAAAATGAAAAACCTGTCCGCGACTGCGTCAGCTTACTGCTGGCAAGGCCACCAAGCACAAGTAATTCACCGTCCTTAACATCAACCTTTGTGCTGATTTCCCGCTTCGTCAGTGTCGGGCTGGAGTTAACGCCTGTCGTTGTCTTTACAAAATCGCTCAGTTGCTGGCTGATATCCAGTGTTATCAGTCCGTCAAGCACAACCGGCGTTACTGTAAAAATCGCCCCGCTGTTCCTGTATGTCACAGACTGGACTGGCGTTCCGCTGCTGCCCTGATAGCTGACACTGTCCAGCACCGGAACTTCCTGACCCACAGTAAACTGCGACTTACTGCCGGAAAGCACCGTAAGACGCGGATTACTCACGACATTAAAGCGTGAATCCTCTTTGATCAGACTGTAAAACGCATTCAGCCCTCCAACATTCAGCGTAAACGAATTACCCCCATCAAGACGAGCCCCCACAGACATCCCCAGTTTATTACGGAACAAATCAGCAATAATTTGCAGTCCGGTTGCATTGCGGTCTGTCGTCTGGACTTCAAGAACATAGCCGCTCACCGTTACCTGCTCTGCCGGAACGTCAATACGCGGCAATATTTTTTCTATCTGCCGGACGGATGCTGCCGGACCGGAATAAACCAGCACTTCGGCATCCGTTGCGATCGACATACGCGTCGATGCACTGTCTGTCGTGGTTATACCTGACACACCGCCAGACAAATAATCGACGGACTGAATATGATTACTGAAAGCCCCGGAAGAAACCACAGAGTTAAGCATTGCCGATAAATAACTCACGCTGCGGTATTTAGGGCGATAAGTAAAAACCACATCAGGCACTTTCTGCTCAGTCTGCTTTATCACTGAAATGTAATCCACGCCATCCTTCATCGACGTGACGCTGATATTCAGGCGTTTAAGGTATGAAATAAAAAAGCTTCGCGGCTCCTGATTTTTACTCAGATAGAAACTGACAAGTCTTGTGTCTCCTGCAATATCCGGCGACAACTGATAAGGGCGATTAAAAACCCGTTGCCAGACCATGCTGATAACCTGAGGTAAAGGCGCATTGTCCATTGACATCTCCACACGTCGTGCCTCACTTTCTGAAACGGCATAAGCCGGAGAAAAAAATGATAAAAGCACAAATGAAAAGAATACGGTGATCAGTTTCATTTTTGCCCCCTGAAAGAAACCGGATTATTACAGGACCATGCAACAACCTTCACGCCGTCCACCTCTCCCTCAAGCATAATATTCAGCCCCCTGAATTTATTTGCGGAAACCATACGAAGGCGATTATCCGTATCGCGCAGAAAAACATAGTTCCGGTCCCCGTCATTAAAACGCCCTATTACGCACCACTTTTGAGAAGGCGCAGGAGCGGTTTTATTCTCCGGTGAAGGCGAAACATTAACCGACGGCGAAGACGGCGAAGAACGTAACGGCGCTGGCTGCTGTGTCTGTTCTGTTTTTTTCTGCGGATTAAAAAAAGGCAAAAGAAAACTAAAGAAGAGATAAACAGAAAGCAATATAAGAAAAATAAACAAAAGAATAACCTGCGGTTTAAACAAAACCGCCCTTGCGTCAGTTCTTGTTTCCACCGCTCCCTTAACATCATGAGAGCTGTAAAGCGGGTAAATATCTTTACTGTAACGGCAGACATAATTTGAAAGATGCGTTGCCTTTGTGGTTCTGGAACCGTCGAAAACATCAACGCGATAACTTTTATGAGAAAGACCAATCAGTTTTTTCATTCTGAAAGTCTGCTCAATACGCTCACGAAGAAAGCGAGGCAACGTTGTCAATGCCTGATTAATAAGAACAAGGTCGCAGGTTTGCCCCGTTTTTTCATCAGCATAATGGCGATGCTCGGCAGCAAAGATACGGGCATCAGATGACAAAGCTTTATCTGATGTAAAAAAACGATGACACTCATCGAGAATAATTAAATCACCTGGCTGGCAGAGTGATTTATCCTGATTTCCCTTAACCGGATAAAAGTCAGGGGACATAACCCGCTCATTTTCAACATGAATGATTTCACCTGGTGAAATATCGTCACTTATCAGTTTGTTTTTATAACAATACTGAATGATTGCCTCATGATTCAGTCCGTATATATTTGAGACAATCCTTCGGCCGGATGCAACAGCCGGAATAATAACAGACTTAACCACTTCATAAGATTTGCCAGAACCCGGCACGCCAATATATGCAGTAATAGCCATAAATCACCCTCTTAATTAAAGAATGGAATACGGCGTATAAAGAAACGCGTAAACATGGCTGAAACCATCATGGGCAAAACAACATCAAAAGACATCAGATTAAGAAACCACAAAACAGAAGAAGGCAACTCTGAAAAAAGCGAGGAAATACTGCTACCATCAGGAAGATGAGTCACAATCAACGGAAGAACTTCTACAACCATAATATAAATTGCAGAGAACATTACAAACTTAATGAGTGCAGTACGAAAAATAAAACCAAGAGCAGTATTTATTGCAGCAATAAAAATGGCAAACATAATTCACCACCTGATTATCAGGACCGAAGAACAATAAAGAATGAAAGCATGGAGCCAATCAGCGTCATAATCACCCTGAAAGTGGCCCTGACTTCATCGGTATCAAGCAGCACACAAAAAGTATCCAGTTGATAATCTTTATTCCAGATATTGAATGTAAAGACAGGACACTGCCCCCGTGGAATTGTCAGTGAAAAATCACGCGCAGAAGGCCACATATTCCACAATGGAGAAATGAATGATGAAGGCTCAGGAGATGAAATATCAGGCGTATCCACTGAAGGTGCAGTGCCAAAGTCATTTGACACAGTCACGTTAACATTTACCGTAGCATTACCTGTTACAGTGGTACTGCCAGAACCTGTTCCGACTCCAGCTCCTGTACCGCTACCCGTTCCAGTGCCTGTACCCGTTCCAGTGCCTGTACCCGTTCCAGTGCCTGTACCCGTACCGCTGCCAGTACCCGTACCGCTGCCAGTACCCGTACCGCTGCCTGTACCCGTACCACTGCCTGTACCCGTACCACTGCCTGTACCCGTACCGCTGCCCGTACCTCCAACGGGCTTAAAACCGGGGTCAATAACAGGAGGGGTATATTTACCTCCAGAATTGCTGGTATCACCACCTGGTGTCGGAGGAATAGCAATAACACCAGATTCTGTAAAACTTGCAGAATCACCGATGCGGAGGTCTACCGTAGAACGATAATTGTCTACGTCAGCAGAGGAATATTTCAATAAAAACGAAGATATCCCGCTATATTCAGAGAGGCCATCTAATTGTTCAGTCAGCCCGTTAAGAATATCTGCAATATCCTGAGATGCCAGATTATTTCCAGAGAAAGAAGGCACGTGGAGAGACGATGAGAATGGATTTTCAGTGGTTGCTGCCTCGCAAGTAGAATTACCGTCAGAATAAAACAGAACCTGACCGTTATCACAAAAAACAGAATCCTCACTTAACGTTACAGACCAGAATACAAACGAACTCTGGGACCAGGAACCTCGAAAATAATAAGCGTAGTAGAATCTGTACCACTCATTATCAACGTCACTCTTCGGAGGAGTATAATAAGACGACTGAAGCGAGGATTTTTCTTCAGGAGGTAAGCACTGAATAACCCGCGCAGCAGCAGAAAACGGCGAAGTACTGGTAACGTAGCAATTATCAAACCCGCCATGCCAGGCCTTGACACCCGCACTCATGGCTGGAGTGTAATAAAACGCGTTATAGCCGTTTTTATCTAAAACCAATTTTGCCACCTCCTCAGCAAAAGGCTTTCCTGCGGCATAAATTCCAAGACTGACAGTAGTTACACCAAGACCGTAAGCCAGAGTACTCCACGACATTGCTGAAGCAGAAATTCCGGCAGATGCAGCATAATTTGATGCAAAAGACGCTGCCGCACGTGAATATCCTGATAACGTTGCCGAAATAGATGAGGCGCTGGCCCCCATTGCAGATAATTTGCGATTAATAATACCGGACAATTCAGAAGAAAATGTTGTGGTAGTCAGTGTCGCTGTTTCAGCACAGGCGTGATTTGTTAACAAAACGTACAATAGCGACATAGAAATATTTTTCAAAAAACTCATTTCATCACCAGTAAAAACTAAATGGTTTTACAATTCGACGGAAATCCTGATCGGCTTTTTCAAGAATAACTGAAACAACATATTCTTCAATGGTTGTATTTTTATTGTAAATAATTCTTTCTATCTGCTCGATAGTGTATTTCGGCAATTTAACTTTAAATTCTTGAGTAGACACAAAACCTCACAAATTAGATTTAAACCCAATGACGCAACATAACCCACAAAGGGAGCCAAACATCATAAAAATAAAATCAAACATAAATATCCAAAAAAAGGGCGGAATATCCGCCCTTCCTCATAAAAAACAACTCAGATACTTCTGAGGGCTCCCCATACTTTACGAACGCCAGCAAAAGTCAGATAAACTGTAACTCCTGCAACACCGATAGAAAGAATAACAGCAGAAACAGAAGACATATCAATGCTGTTAGTCAATGATGAAAAATCGACTGTACCAGCAAAAGACGGAGATACAGCAAGAGCAGAAGCAGCGGAAAAAGATAAGGCTGCAACTTTCTTATTAACACCCTTAAAAAGATTGGTCATTTTTGCAAACATAATTAAAGTCTCCTTATTAAACTCCAAATTGTGGAAATAATCATGCCAAGAAAAAAACAAAATACTGGCAGTGAAAATCCCGTTAAAAACGCCGAGGAATCAACCCCCGACACATCAGGTATCCCCACGCAAATAGCATTAATTTGCGTGGAAACCGAATCCGAATTAACAGACATGAAACTTAATTCTTATCTTTACCAGCGGGCAGTGCACCCAGCGGCTGACCGTCAAAACGTTTCATGGAGCCGGAAATAAAACGATACCAGACACCATGACGTTCAGAGCCTGTCGACCATGAGTTAACATCCACCGTGAGATAAACAGGTTTGCCCTGCAAATCAGGACATGAATTAAAAAATTTAAAATCCTCCTCAGTACAGGAAAAGCGCTCATGCTCCTCACGGCGGACTTTTAATTTTCGGTCCTCATACGGATAGGCAATAACAATGGCATATTTGGGTTTGGCCTCAGGGTTATAATGAGAACCCGTGGGTTTTAACTCCTCATCATTTATGACAGTGGCGTGAATAAAATATCCCGCCATTGTCATACCTGCGGTAAAACCTTCAGGGGAAGGAAACGGAAAACTGTCGTAAATTTGATTCAT